TACCTGTGCTGCCCATATTAACATAGGTTGTAAATAAGTGTTTAGTAAAGTTTTATATTTTGCATTTTGTATGTCATCAATTTCACCATTAGCAATTAAAGTTGATATTTTATTATATAAATCCGTTCCTGTATAATTTTGTATATCTATTTCTTGAGCTACTTTTATAAACTGTATAAATTTATCAGTATCTACATTTCCATCTATTATGGAATTTCTTACAAGATCGGTTCTATTTATAAATAATGCTGTTGCCATAGTTTTTTATTTTGGGTATGCTCCTTGATTAGGCATATTAACTGGTGCTATTTCTGATTGTTTAGTTCCTACTGGATTTTTTATATATGTTTTAGGTATTGTTCTTGTTTTTTTGTAATCACTTAAATCTTTAGAAGGTTTAGTGTTTGCTTTTAATCTATATAATTGACGCATCCATTTATGTCTACAATAAATACCACCCTTAAATTTAAACAAATCGTATGCTTTGCCTTTATGACCTAATTGTTTATTAACACCTTCTCTTGATGCCTTGTCAATATCTTCTAATCTATATACAATACCTTCTCTTGATAAACGCATCATATTTTCACAAAAATCTCTTGTTGATTCACTTGGCTTTTTAGAACCAACTGCATATTTGTATCTAATTTTATAGTTTTTAGAATCTAAATAACTAAAACCATCTGGTTTAGCAGTAATTTGATCTTTTAGTTGTTGAAATAAATTCTTTTTTTCATCAATACATATATTTGCCCAATCTTCATCACTAATTTCAGAACCTTCTTCTAATTCATCTACAAGTTCCCATTCATCACTAATGACTTCGCCTTTTAAATTTTCTAAAATAACTTCTCCAAGTTCACTTGACATTTTAATAGGAATACAATTAGGAACTAATCTTCCGTTTTTAACTTTCATTCCATATTGCTCATATCCAGCTTGACAAGGTTTTTTAAGATCTATTTCATCGTGTGATTCACAAGGCATATACCATACTTTATCCCCTTCTTGGTGTTCGTGATGTCCTTCACAACCCATTTCTTTGGCTGCTGCTTCTGCTTCTTCTATAGTTTCATAAACTTTTAATCCATCTATTTCTTTTAAATTAATAGACATTTTAATTCCAGTTTCTTCTTCAATTTCTTCATCTGTTTGTACACTACGATCAACATCAGTAAATTCTAATGGCTGTAACGTAATAAAATATAGATTTAAGGCAATATTATTAAAAGCAAGTATTTCATCAAAGGAATCTATTAAAAGTTCCTGAAATGGTCTAATAACAGTATTATCCATAAGCAAGGATGCAGTTTTTATTTCTTCTGCATTATTTCCAAGACCTGTATTGTCTTTTATACCAAGTAACATTGGACTAACAACCCTATGAGCTACTAATACTTTACTTTGTGATTCATCACTTAAAAATTGATATTGATTATGAGCGTCTGATAGCTGAACAGGTGTAATTTCTGCTTGTGATTCTTTATTGTCATTAAATGATAATATAAATTTACCTGCATTACTTGTTCCACTAAATTTTTGTGCAATTCTTGCTTCAATAAGTTCTCGTTCTTGTGGATTAGGTGTTCCATTGTTAAAATTAATTAACATAGAAGGACTTAATCCATTCATTATATTGTTTAAGTGGTAATTAGAGATTTCTTCTTCTAATTCAGCATATTGTATTCCACCTTGATAATCTACAGGTGCATAATAATAAAAACCAGATTTATATGGCTTAATGTAATAAATTTCTATATTTTCATTTGACATTCCATATGCTGGTATTCTTAATGGCTTGTCAGAAGGTTTTAATTTTGCCCAATCTTTAAAATAATAATAAGCAGCTACATCACCTTCTTCATTACATTTTTCTGCTCTTAATGTTTCAATAGGCATATGCTCTATTTGTGCAATTTTAGTTCTGTCTTTTGAATAGATAATTTGTATAGCACATTGACCCATTAATTTTAAATCATAACAAAGTTTTCTTACAATATCTTTTTTAAATAATGTAATCATTTGAGCATACTGTTCAGGTTTTTTATCTGAATCTGTAGCCCCTAAACCTTTACCATAAATTTGTTGTGAAATACCATTGATACAAGCATTGTTTGTAGGACTTCCATTGTATCTGTCAATTAAGAATTGAAAATAATTATTATCTTCTCCATAACCTATCCATTCTTGATTTGGTACTTCTGTTACTTGAGGACTTGTATAAGTGCTTAAATTGACAAAACTAATTTCTGATTTAGAATCTTTTACAAATTGCCCTAATTTATTTCTTTTTCTATTTTTCATATTACAATGTAATCATTATTATAAGAATTATCTGTAATGTATTGATTTTTATTTATGTTATAATATAAATTATCCATTTGATCTATTTCTTGATCTGTACAGAAAATTCTGTCTTTAAATATATCTACAATGTTTGTAGTATCTATATTCCAAAATTCATTATAAACTTCCCAAAGAAAATAATTTGTATTCCAAAAATTTGGATCAGTATATAATTCTAAATCGTAAAAATGACCTTCAACTAAAACAGGATTAAATGCTTGTGAAAAAGTCAAATAATTCCCAGATGTTACCGCATTAGTAACTTCATATGTTTGTGTTACATTTGTACTGTCATCTCTAACTGATAATGTAAATTGCGTACCATATGTTCTTGGTATAACTTCTAATGTTTGAGCAAGTGCAGATGTGGTTAATACAATCATTTGTATATATAACGTAAGAAATAACTTATTTTGTTAAAATGTTAATGCAAAAAAAAAGCACCCCTAAGGATGCTTAATTTTTAATATCAATAAATATTAGTTTGGTGTGATTTGAGTAGCATCACCAACAATTAATCCTGAATCTAAAAAGTAAGGAGCTAATTCTTCTTGTCCTTCCATTACTAAAGTAAATCCTGATAAATCTCCAGCAGCAGCTCCAGTAACTACAGTTCCTGAAACAAATTCCATTCCATTTTCAAGTCCACATAAGAATTGATTTCCATAATAATCTTCAACAACAACATATGGTCTTGCAACTGCAATTTGTTGTAATTCAGCTTGAGTAGCAGCATCTAAGTATGTTAATGTTAAGTTTAAAGTTTGAGTATAAAAAGTAGTTCCATTTTCTCTTGAACTTGTTACAGTCGTTTCAAGTGAGGAATTCCCTTTTACATCAAATTGATACCAATCTGGTTGTGTTCCTGAAATAGTTGTTACTTGTTTTGTAGCTGAATCTACTGTAACTCCTGTAATGCCTCCAAAATCACCAAACCAAACTGTTTTTATGCCACCGAAGGCACTTTTACAAGGTAACTTTCTCCCTGTGTTTAATGTACAAGCCATAGTTTATATTTTTTTTATAAAAAAAGGGTAAGTAGGCATATACCCCACCTACCCTTATTTTTGGTTAATTTAATTTATTAAGAATAAAGTACAATATCACTTCCGATTCCGTACTGAACTCCTGCTGTAAATCTCATAATTACTCTAACATTTTTAGAACCATCAATATCAGCCATATCAATTAATTTCACAAGGTTGTGATCTGATAAAAGTCCAGTTCCAAAATAAAGGTTAGATTTTTCAGCAGCAACCATATGATTGTTAGGTAGTCCATTAGCAACAAATACTTTTACACCATCGATTGAAAGGTTTTCACCATTTCCAAACCATAATGTACCTTTGTTGTCGATACCATTTGCAACACCACCGCCATTTGCGTCAGTTATAGCAGCATATCCTCCTAATGCTCTAACGTATGCTTTAGCAACGTTTTGAGATACATATATATATAAATCATCTTTACCATAAAGTGTTGAAGGAATTGCATCAACAACTTTACCTAATTCAGCAATAACGTTACCTGAATTAACTGGTGTTCCTACTACATCAATTACAGATGCATCAGCAGTCATTAATGGAACAAATCCATCAAATTCACCTACGTTAGCAGTAGCACCATTCCAGATGTTTTGCTCTGTTTTTTGTGCAACTTCTTTTGCAACGTGTGCAATTAAGAAACTTGCAAAATCAGGTGGCAAATTATCAAAAGCTGAATAGCCCATAGATACTGCACCCCAGTCTGATTCAAAAGGTGTTTTACATAATTCAAGGTTTACTTGAAATTGCTCTGGCTGGATAATTCTTTCTGTAAGTGTTACAGATCCAGCGTTTGTGAAATCACAAGATTCATCAACAATTAAACCTGAAGTAGCAACCTTTTTGATTACTTCTTTATACTTAATGTTTGGTTTAATTTCGATAGCACCCTGACTTAATGTGTTACCACTCAAAAGAGCAGCAGCGATATACTTACCTGCAAATTCTCCAGCATAAGTAGTAGTAATAGTTGGTTGTGGCATAATTATTTATTTTTATTTATTAATTTGTTCAAGTATTAAATCCATTGTAGAAGGACGTCTTTTAGGCGCAATTCTAAAATTTTCTTTTTTAACATTTCCTGATTCAGGATTGTGTTTTATTGGAGCAGCAGCAGGTTTAGATAATTCTTCCTTTAATTGCTCATTAACTTCTTCGTTAAATTCTTCTTTAATAGTTCTGGATTTAGGTTGTCTTGGTAGTTCTTCTTCCATTTCAACTTCTTCTTCCATATTTTTTTCTCCTATTTTAGATTTAAGATCAGCAATGGCATCTTCAAGATTTTTAATTCTTTTTTCCATACCAGCCCAGTCATCTACTGCAGCTTCATCATCGTGTTCTTCCATTTCTTTTTCTTTGTACTCTAAATCTTCAGTTTCGTCTTTTGGTTCGTCTTTAGATTCTTCTTCTTTTTGTGGAACTTCGTCAGATACTTCTCTAACGTCATCGATCATTCCTTCTTCTTTAACAACTATAAGTCTGCCATCTTCAAGCATATATTCGCCTACTGGCATAGCAACTTTTTCGTCATCTGTAAGAATGAAAATCTCTTTACCTTTTTCAAATGATTCTGCTTCTACACGAGTACCATTCTCAAGTTTTTGTTCTTCAAGTTTTACTTCTATGTTTAAAAGCGTCTTGATTTGTTTTAACATTTCAGTTGATTTCATAATTATATATATAACGTGATTAATTTATTTTTTTGCATTTTCAAATTGTTCTTGATATAACTCCTATGCCTTGCGCCCATAAAGAGCCATCACAACACTTTCTTGAATAAGTATTTTTGTCTTTACATAAACAAGCACGTCTTGATCCTTTAGGACTTGAATAACTTGGAAAAAATGTTTTTTTAGGCATTTATTATTTAATACTTTTAGTTGCTTGTATAACCCTTTCAGCTTTTTTCTCAATATCATTAACGTCTTTTTTAATTTGCTGATATGGTTTTGTAACAATATTTGCATTAACTCCTAATTCTTTAGCCTTCTTTAAATCTTCTGTAGCAAGTTTTTCTGTTTCTTTTAATATTCCTGATGCTTTAAAACTTAATTTGCTTACGTTTTGTCTAATAGCTATAATTTTATTTTTTAAAGAAACATAATCTCCAACTTCATTTTTTAAATCTTTATCAATACTTAATAATTCTTTTAAAAATTTATTATAGTCATCTACTGCTAATTCAACTTTTTCTAATTCAACTTTTTCTGATTTTAATTCAGTTTGAATCATACTAAATATTTTATTTATTTGCTTACTCATAGTTATATTTTAAAATATATTTGATACTTTTTTTAATGCGTTTCCTTTTTTAATAAATCCTTGTGCAATGTTTTCTAACTTCTTTAATTCACTTGGAACAGGAACTCCTAATTCATTAGCTCTTTTTACAAGGTCTTTATATTTTGTTAAAAAACTATCTCCTGCTCTTAATAAACCATTGTATTTATTTAATTCAGAACTTAAATCTGATTCTATTTTTCTACCTCTTTTTATTAAATCTTTTAAGTCATCGGCTAAACCTAATTCAACTTTTTCACCTTTAACGATTTTTACTATTTGACTTAATAATAAGTCTGCTTGTTTTTCTGACATATCTTCTTTTATTGATTCTTTTGGACGTTCCATTTTATCTGCAAAATAACCCTCTATAGAGAATCCTTTGACTTTACCTGTTTTTACATAGTCGTTCCAGACTTCATCATTGTTGACTTTTACAGCTCCCATCCAAGTACCTACTGGTACGTTCATTCCATACTTTCTTGATTTGTCGTGAACTTCATCTTCTACAATCCAAGATTCTACTAAACTTAAACCACTTAATGAATGTTGGTGTTCTAATGTTGAATTGTTTTGATTGCCTTTTGTCAAGTACATTTGGGATGCTTTTAAGACTGTATCTTTAGAGAAGTATATATAATATTCATCTTCACCATTATTTCGATATATAGGCTTATTTGGGATTAATAAAGCACCCATTAATATTTTTTTTTCTTTATCTATTTCAGCAAGTTTAATTTCATTACTTTTTAAAGCAATAAAATCTTCTTCGATTGCTGGACTTTCTACTATGGAAATTGCTTCAATTCCAGAAGCATCTTGATTTTCGTCAAGGATTAATTCGACTATTTTCATATATTATATAACGTTATTAATTAATAATTTTGCATTTATATCGTTGCACCTTCTACAATATTTCTTTCAAGCCCTTGAGCAGTCGTTACATCGTTGCTTACAACATATGCTCTAACTGGTTCTTGTGATTGTGATCCTATTGCTTCTGCTAACTGACTTGTAGCTCCTTGACCTACTACATTAAATGCAGGTGGTGCTGCTGGTGTTGGCGGAACAG